CCCGCCACCTCTGCCAGACGCGAGAGAAGCACCCAATAATATGCATTCGCATCTAGGCTCCGCTTCTCCCGCCATTGCTTTGCAATGATCCGCAGGGGCTTGTCCTTAATCTTGTCAATCAACGACGATACATCCGATTCCAGCTCAAACGTCAGCCGCATCTGACCGGTTTTCCAGTCCATCGACACATCTTTTAAAGTTCCTTTGCTCTCCACATTTAATCATCTCCGTACTTTGCCTTCAAAGCATTCAGCATGGTTCCTGCTTCATTTCCTGTAAGACTATCCCATGCACGATTATTAGATGCAAGCCAATACTCCATATCTACCTTATGCTTTTTACCTAAATTCTTAAGGGTCTGTATCTGCGCTTTGCTTGCTAAAGGCTCGTCCCCGGGAATAACATTGTCAAATGGCTTCTGTTCCTCTTTGAGCCACAAATCAAAACCAAGTCCAGTATGAATTGCCACACACTTCACAAACGAACGCGTCATGCTATTCCAGACACGCTGTTGATTCATGCTGTTGTCCTTTACAGGATTGCTTCCGTTCATGACCGGTGACTGCATGATGTATTCCTTGCCATCAATTACAACTCTGATGCGAGTTTCGTAGCAACGATTTCTAATTCCGCTCTTATCTTCAAATTCAAGATCAGTATAATAAAGGCTTCCGCCTGTTTTGGGGTTTGGAATTGGTTCAAAATAAACCTCTTCTGCTCCGTATTCGCGCAGAATGTCAATGCACTTCGCCCAATTTAAATATTTAATTCCTTCTCGTTCCATGCAATATCGAGATATGTCCACTTTTCTGAGTTCACTATATGGTTTCAGCATGATCTTCCTCCTTAATCCAGTTGCCAGAGAAGAAGAACTCAACAAAGAGTTCTTTATCTTCCTGCGGCAGTTCATCCAGATGATTCTTCGCGTATTCGAACGCCTCTGCATCGTTCACTGTCTTTCCGGCTTCTGGCGTAAACATCATTCCTTTATACATTCTTCTGTCTTCCTCCAACAGCGCCGCAGCAGTCACATCTTTCCAGTATCCTGTAACTCCTTTTTCTTGTTTGCAAGCTCTTCTAAAAGTCTATCCGTACTACAACCAATATAATTGGTACTGAATGTCCAATATTTATAGCAACCAGGGTACCACCCATCGGGATATACACGAATATCCAAGCAACCATTAATGTGTCCATTAAACGCAAAGAACGCCGTAGGCTTGCGTCCAGTAAGCTCCTGACTTCTTACCTGTGTGGTATTGATCTCCAACACCATCTCCAGCGCCTCATGAATCTTCTTCCGGCGCATCTTCTCAATTTTCTTTGCCAGTCTCTTCTTCATCGGAATCCTCCTCCCATGCTGCTTCCGTAGCTGTGTGAAATGCCGTATGGAAATCTGCATACGCTTTCTCCAGCTCTTCTCCCGAAAAATACTCTTTCAGAAGCGCCACCGCCATTCTTGCCAGGGCTCCCGGAAGAATTGAAAATTTAACATCACCGATGATAAACGCCCCTGAATCTCTGATTGCATCATACTGGATCGTGGTACCAAGGATCATGTCCCCCTCCAGCTCCATCGGCTCCCTTTTACCTTTAATTGTTGCTTTTACCATTGCATCCTCCCGAATCTCTTGATATAATCAAGCTGTTAATATTTTTATTAATGTGACCGTTCAGCTCTGCCAAGCTGGCGGTCTTTTTCTTTGGTTTCCCATAACCGGTGTACCGGCTGGCATTCAGCAGTGCACCGGCACGGTTCGTTCCGTTGGTTCTTCTACTCATCTTTCTTATTCAATGCCATTGCAGACGCTTTCCAGCAATTCCGCAATCTCCTTTCCGCTGTAAACAGCTCTGTTGTTTTCCGGTGTTTCATTCCCCAGATAGCCTATAAGGTAATGCGTCGCAAGCTTGACGCGTAATCCATCATCACGGTAATCTTCTCTGACTCTCAGATCTTCCCGTGGCATACCTCTGAGGATTTCTTCGACTCTCTTCGACATACTCCTGTCCTCCTTCCCCTGCTGCCAGAAACAGCCTTTACTGCTTCTCCAGCCTCAAACAGCTCTCGAACCCCCTCATCACACGGAACGCTGGGCATTTTTCTTTTAAGCATAATTCAAATCTCGTCCGTGTAACGTCCCCTTGTCCAACAAGTACGGCTGGAAATGTCTCCATCACAGTTCTGAACGGGCAAAACTCCATTTCTCTTTCTCTCATTTAGAACATCCCCGCCGCCTGTGCAATCGCCACCATCGCCCCGGTCGCCACCGCTGCAATCGCCAGACCGGTAAAGGCTAATCGCCAAGCAAACTGCAGATCTGCCTGTGCTCTGCTCAGTTCCTCGCCCAGCACCTCAATGATCCGCTGGTTCTGACTTCTCAGTTCCATGCATTTCAGTTCTCTTCTCATTACGCTTCCTCGCTTTCTTCTTATAATTTTTGCACGGGTATTCCCGATCGGATTCCATACACCGCCAGCAACTCCGGCAGGTACTACAGGTTCTATTCTCCATCATGCCGCTGGATCCTTGTCCGCCGGAATCCGACCTGTCTTCTCCAGATACAAACTCAGCAGCCGCAGAAGAATCAACGTTCTTCCGGTCGGCGGTTTATTTGTTATATACCGTAAGTTCCGGGCTC